TAATTGTTGTTGTTTCTAGTTCTATCGTCGTAAATCGACTCATATTCATAGCTCCACTAGGTTGCAAATCAAGTGGCGAACTGTGTAAGCAAAAATTATACACATAAAGACCGTCTGGCGCATTTCCATCGGTGCGCGTATATTTTTCAATATAGTTGAATACTCCAGCGGGTTGGGTATTCTCTCGATAAATACCATCAAGCAAAATTCCCATACTGACTAAGATATTTTTAATATTTTCAAAATTATATAATCCAGTAATCATCCAACCCGTTAATCTACCATCGTTATTTACACCAGGACCAACCAAAACGGTAGTTCCGTCTCTGTTAATACTGTAGGTTCCGTCGGTTGGTGCTTGAATTAAATCATTGGGAATATATCGATAAGGCCAGTTGGTATAATTGGACCATTCATTGCGCAAATTTGCATCACTCCTCTGAAAATAAAACATCCAATTCGAAACCATACCAAGTGAATCAGTGGATATTTTATTAGCCCCCGTAACATTATAATAAATTGTTTCTCTCACTTGTTTAAAAAGATACTTTTGTTCTTGAAGAGCAAATACTCGCGATTCCTCATTAGATAAAAAACAATATGTGCAGTTCAAATGAATATCCGCATTCCATATTGTACGAGTATCTTGATAGGATAAAGGACCTAGTTCAATATCAGGAGGTGTCTGCAAAAATCGATAAAATTGCATATAGTATTGGTTAAAGTTGGGAGCAATATAAGGAAAATTGTTTGCGGCATCAAAAACATCACGAATTTGGAACAACTCTTGAATAGGTCTCATTGTCACATTAACATGTAGTTCATTGTACTGCAAAGAAATCAAAGGAAACGCCATTTGACTCTTCAAGTTGAACCACGCGTTTAATGGCACATATAAAGTGCGTCCACGAATAGACGGTTCTGCACCGGATTGGTTAGTAGTGTGGTACGCATTAGGATACGAGTTTACACGAGTTCCGGAATTGGCAGGGTCGAATAAGTCTGGAACATGTCCAACCATTTTTTCGAATAATAATCGTTTTCCCGCAAGATAATCGCGTTGAACAACAGCAGTTAAATATGCTCCAGAGAATTCTTGCAAGGTTTGATTTCCACATGTAATTTCAATTTTGGATATCATTTGTGCTCCCAAATATTCAATCCATTTAAATTCGTAGGGGATCCATTGTCCTCCATTATAACTGGGGCTGGCAGAGTCAGAGTTGGGTGGAACAATTTGGCTCCAAATATTGGGAAGGTCAATGGATAAATAGCAATCCATTAGCAGGTCGGCATAACGAGGAATCTTAAAGGTGAAATAAGAGGGTTCGGACAATCGCAAAGTTTTCGAACCTTCAAAGTCGACTCTAAATTTTTGCAGACCAAAATTGGTGTATTTTGCATATGCTGTTTTGAAAAAAGTTTTTGATGGGTTACCATTTAATATAATGTTTTGTTGTCCTTCAGATACTAATTGCATTAAACCACCGGGCATTTTATTTATATAACTTATGTTTATATTTTTAACTTTTTTATGTTTGAATATATTTATTAGTAAACTCGAACAATAAAAATAACACAATATATTAGATATGGCGGATGCACCAAAAACAATGGGTTCAAAAGTAGCGGATTTTTTCAATAAAACAAAAAAGGATTTATTTACTCTTAAGGAAGAGTTTGTTGGTAATGCTATCTTTATAATGATTCTAGTGTTGATTCTTGTTATAATTGGTTATGTTTATTATATGTTAAATTTGGACAAGAGAGAATGTTCGATAATGCATTCTTTATACTCAAACGGACAAACAAAAAGTTATATTGCACCAATAGATTATTCAAAGCCCGACTACGGTTACACTTTTAAAGATTATTATATTAAAACTGCTTATAATTGCTGCAGCGGCGGGTCATATAAAAACGATTTTGTAAATACATGCGCACTACAAACCATACTAAAACAAGGCGTGCGCGGCTTAGACTTTGAACTTTATTCAATAGACGACCAACCAGTAGTAGCAACATCAACCGTGCCAAATTATTATGTCAAGGAGACATATAATTCTGTTTCATTTTCAAAAGCAATGGATACAATTGTAAACTATGGATTTTCTGGTTCAACGGCACCGAATCCAACGGACCCTATAATTATTCATTTAAGAATAAAGAGTACGAATCAAAAAATGTTGACCAACTGCGCGGCAATATTTAAACAGTATGACTCTTATATGTTGGGTCCGCATTACAGTTATGAATATACTTATTCCACGCAAGTTAATGACCCCTCAATAAATGTAGTGAATGATACAAATACTGCGGATAAATATTACACACACAATTTAGGAGATGTTAAATTAGCGGATTTAAAAGGGAAGATAATTATTATAGTGGATAGGTTAAATACAGCGTTTATGGATAATGCAGCTTTTTACGAGTATGTAAATATGACAAGTAATTCGATGTTTATGCGTGCATTGAGTTATTACGATGTAAAGTTTACTCCCGATATGAATGAATTGAAAGAGTATAATAAAAAGAATATGACGATTGCAATGCCTGACTCTGGCGCGGACCCTGAAAATCCTAGCGGTATAGTTTGTAGAGAAATGGGTTGTCAGCTCGTAGCGATGAGATATCAAAAGTTTGATGCGAATCTGCAGGAGACTTTAATATTTTTTGATGAAGCAGGTTCTGCGTTTGTATTAAAACCCGAGCGTTTGAGATATATAGAACAGACTATACCGGAGACGCCACCCAATCCTCCCGAGTTAAGTTTTTCAACTAGAACAATTAGTACGGATTATTATACAGTTCAAACATAATGCAAGTCGGAAATAATTATCTAACTTTATATTAGTTTAGATAACTATGAAAAATAAAAAAGAGATTTGTGACAAATCGATGACTTTTGATGAATGCGAATTAGCTATTTTGCGCGTTGCTACAGATAAAGCGGAAAAACAGATAGGAAAGGATGTAGTAAATTCGCCCGAAACGCTTAAGATAGTAAACATAGTTGAGAATTTTTTGAGAAGGAAGAAGTTGGTGGCTTATGGTGGAACTGCAATTAATTCGATTTTACCAAAGGAAGACCAATTCTATGATATGGAATATGAATTGCCGGATTATGATTTTTTTACACCGAATGCGTTAGACGATGCAAAAGAGTTGTGCGATATTTATGTAAAATCTGGATTCATAGAAGTGGAAGCAAAAAATGGTGTGCACGAGGGAACATTCAAAGTATATGTTAATTTTATGCCTGTTGCAGATGTTACTTATTTACACAAGGACATTTTTAATGCAATAAAAAAAGACGCAATTAGAGTGGCGGGGGTATATTATGCTCCGCCAAATTTTTTAAGAATGTCAATGTATTTAGAGTTATCTAGGCCTGCGGGAGAAATTAGCCGTTGGGAGAAAGTCCTCAAGCGTTTGACATTGTTGAATAAAAATTATCCGTTAAAAGCGCATAATTGTGGCGAAATAGATTTTCAGAGGAAAATGGATGATAGGTCAAATGTGGACGAAATATATGATGTAGTAAGGGATACATTAATAGACCAAGGCGCGGTTTTCTTTGGAGGATATGCGATGACATTATATTCATCATATATGCCGAGGGCATTGCAAAAGAAACTTGAAAAGAATCCAGATTTTGATGTATTATCGGAAGACCCGGAAACTACTTCAGAAATAGTAAAAGAAAGATTAGAAGACATAGGAATCAAGGGGATAAAGATAATAAAAAAACCGGCAATAGGAGAAATAGTTGCTCCCCATTATGAAATAAGAGTGGGGACAGACACAGTTGCATTTATTTATCAACCAATTGCGTGTCATAGTTACAATGTAATAAAGATACACGGGTCTACAGTAAAGATTGCGACGATAGATACAATGTTGAGTTTTTATTTGGCATTTTTGTATGCCGTGAGAGAATATTATGATACGGATAGGATATTGTGTATGGCGCAGTATTTGTTCAAGGTGCAACAACAAAATAGATTGCGACAAAAAGGTTTGTTAAAGCGTTTTAGTATAAATTGTTACGGACACCAGTTGACGATGGAAGAGATTCGCGCACAAAAGTCAGAAAAGTATATGGAGTTGAAAGGCAAACGAGGAACGAGAGAATATGAGGAGAATTTTTTGAGATATAGACCGGGGGATAAAAAGAATTATACGGTAGAAACAAAAAAGAAGGAAAGAAGAACAGTTAAAAAAAGAGCGCGTCGAGAGAAAACAAAGAAGCGCGGACGCGGAGGATTATTCTTTTAACCGCAAAACAACTTAAAGCCCTTTAAATTAAAAAATTGAATTAAATGTATTGTTATAAACTAATAATACATTTCCTGAATATACATCGACAATGATGATACGCCCCAGACCTTTTATTTATAGACTTGTGAAACCGGTATATCTACAAAATGTAAAACCAAAATTGTGCGCAAAAATGAATTTTCAAATAAGAAATTGTTCTATGAACCCTCACGGTGATCCAAATAATAAACCTAATATACCATATTGGGTTTTAGCTATAATGGGAGTTTACATAATATGCAATTCTCCTCGAAACCCTCCAGAGTTAATATAATTTTAATTGCATTTTCACCTACGCTTACTTTTATGTCTATTATTGTACTTCCTCCTCTTTTTTGTTTTTTTTAATCTAGAACCACCATCTCTGGAAATAAATTCAAAAGTGGTCATAACTCCAAAATGATCGGAAACGAATAATTCATACCCATCAGCCAATGACTTTTTTTCTTTGTACTCAACCAATTTTTCAATTGATTTCGGATCAGTCCCAGGTTTAAAAACAAGAGCTAATTCATAGTCTTCATTTATTTTAACAGGATCAAATGGCATAGGCAACTCTAATTGAGACCGATTTTCTTCTTTTATTTTCAAAGGTTCGTTATTCACAACTGCACAAACATTAGCTTGTAATTTATCATTAAAAAATATTCCGTCATATCGAAGTTGTTTGTCTTCTAATTTTCCCAGATAGCGCAATGTGTTAATTTCAGTATTTTCTGTAAATCCTGGGTCTGAAGGATGCAAAGATTTGAAAGAATCTTTCAATCCCAAAGCTTTTAAAAAAACAAGTTCTGACCAATTATCTGTATCATCTGGACTTCCATCATAATGAATTGAATTCAATTCAAAGTTGAAATCACCCAAAACTACAATAGCCTTTTCACTGCCATAAGAGTTAATTAACGATTTAATAAACACCAGTTGTTGGCGTCGACACCTTGATGCGTTTTCCCAATTGTATTTTAAACCAGGTGAAAATGGAGAACCAGCCTGCAAATAAACATTGAAAATAACAATATCTTCAAACTCATAAACACCCAAAGCGTTATAATAACTGGAATTACCTTGTAGCATATATGTGGTTTGTTTTAAAGCGGGATATTTTGAAATAAGCATAACAGTAGCATTAGCACCTTGAGAAGTCAACCTTGCAAAGTCTTCTTCATTAGGATAAAAATGTGGATAGGTTTCTCTCATTGTGCCAGATTCTGTGTATAAAAGTCTAAAAAACTCCGGTGTCATCTCTTGAAAACACAAAAACTCAGGAAAGTCATTTTCGGTTAAAAATTGACGAAAATAAGCAGTTCTTAAACGCATTATGTTTAAAACAGCTTTGTTTTTTCTATCTTTTTCATCAGTTAAATCCAAGTCTTCTTCCGGTTTTCCAAAATACAATCCAAGAGCATTTTGAGTGACAATAGAAAATTTTTTAGGCAATCTCGAAGCTCCAATAGAGTATTCACGACTAACATTTTCTTTTTTTTGGACAAAACAAGAAGTGGGTGCAAATTCGGGTACATAAGATTTCAAACGACCAATTTCTTGTTGTCTTAAAACATCTTTTCTCAAACTCTTTCTCTCGTCTTTGCTAAGACTAGAGTCTGGTTTTATTCTGAAACGAGAAACAGACTTTGTATTTTGTTCAACCATTCTTGTTTCTGGATTATAATGAAATTCATAATCTGGATTGCTGCAGTCTGACTCATTTTTAACACACAATGCAAAATTAACTTTTTCTTTATTACACATTTTTCTTGGCGATCTACATGTTTTTTTATAACCAGGTCCGAGTATTTCATAATTTCCACCTTTTTGATTTATTTTTACTATTTTTGTTTTTTTTGTCTTTTTTATTTTTTTTGTCGTCATTTATATAATATTAGATAATTTTTATAGATATGCGTATTCGCAATAAAAATTATATACAATAATGCTCTATAACCAAACCGCCGACTTCTCCGCAAATTTTATATACGATTTTTCCTATTAAAGAGTCTTTAAGTTGTTCCGGAATATATTTCTTTAAAACAATATAAAGAACCATACAATAAAGAGCGACCTTTTCAATTAAATATTTAATTACTCTATTTTTTGTCCACTCCAATAAAGACCAGTTGTTTACATAACTACACATTTGCGTGCTCGAGTTCTTTATAAAAAATAAATGTATATCCAACATACCAGACAATATTCTATGAAAATTTGTTTTCTCGTTTTTTACCGATAATGCATAAAAGAATTTATCATATCCAAATAAATCTATGTATAATATTTTTTTATTTGCTTCGCATTTCAATATATGCGGATTCATTCCGTCTACATATTTTTTTTCATAAGCCGGGTCACCATTTATTAAAAATGGCACAAACGATGACCTCTTTATAACATTCAACAAATCATCTATTGATTTATATTTTTGTTTTACTATTTTTTTTTGCCTTTTAACATCATAATAACATATATACAGCTTATTTGATACTTGTTTATGAATATCTAACGGTAATAAAGGCCTTATGTTGTTATCTATAAAAGAATGCATAATTTCTAACCTTTTATGCTTCTTGAAATGCTTTAATGTGGAATCATAAATTTTAATAGACAATTCTAATTTATTTATATGATATAGTATGGCACAAATTGCACCTATGCTACAAGCTGAGATTTTATCTATACGGAGTCTTTTCTGATTCTCCATTTCTCTCAAAAAGTATAAACTACCAATTTGATAACTACCATTAAATATACCCCCGTCTAAAATTAAATCTATTACTTCTAGTTTACCTGAAGATGAAATCGGGACATTCTCTATAAGTTTTTTAACATATTGTTCTATCATTCTTTCTGTTATTCTTTATAGATTTTATAGATTACATTTATCTTTTTTAATACGAAATAAATTAAAGATTAAAAAAGAAACAGTATAAATAATACAATGACTGATAAATGTGGATTTTATTGTTTATCATTTCAAAATCCCGAGAGAAAATCTGCGATGGAAAATCGATTCAGTCAATTAGGCGTCGACATTTTTATGTATCCCGGTGTAACCTTTGATGACGAAAGAATTGCTGGGCGCGATTTAGACCATCATACTAAAAGAGCGTGGTCTTTTACTTGCGGACATTTTGACCTTATTCGTGAATTCTATTTCAACACCGAAAAAGAATATGGAATATTTTGTGAAGATGACATTTATATCCGCAAAGATTTTATTGTTCAATTGCCAAAAATTATTGAAAATTTTCAGGCTATGAATTTAGACCTCCTTTTATTAGGATACTTAACTCAATATACTATCGACGAAAACCACGGAGGGACTTATTTAAAGGGACCAAAGGCGACAGAGGATCATCCTTTTTCTTATTATAATCTACCCGATTTTATTTGGGGAGCTCAAATGTATATGCTATCTAGAAGCCAGGCGTGGGAATTAATTGTCAAATATTCCCCGCCTTACGCTGATTTATCTCGTACAAATAGTTCAATGACACCATTCAATTCCGATTGGACCATCACTAAAGAAGGGAATCGCGCTCTACTCTATCCTATGATTGCCTTAGAAGATGGTAAAACAAAATATTTAGATGGAGGCCAACATAATTATCATCAAGAATGTCATCACAATAATTATGTTCCCGAATTATTTTACGAATGAGGTTTTGCAATTATTTTGTATTGATTTTAATTTATTTTTTTATTCATTAGTAGTCGTTCTATAAATGCCTCCTCATCATTCTTGTACATTAGGTAAAAGTTTATTATTTCTGCCGGTGAATAAAAATATTGTTTTACTTTATTTAACAATTTAAAATTAATGGGTCGCTCGTACAAGTGATTATACATCTCCTCAATAATTTTTCGAGATGCGTTGTTCATCTCAACAGATACATCGATTCTTCCTGGACGAGTTAACGCCGGATCGAGCTCTTTGTAATGGTTACTGCTAATTACCAACATTCGACCACTTGTTTCTTCAATACCATCCCAGAGATTCAAAATATCGTCTAGCGTAATAGGTTCGTCGTCAATCGGTTTCATAACAGTAGAGAGTAACTTCTTGTCTTCTTCTTTTTCATTTTCCATTATTGTTTTAATTACATCTCCCACATTTGTCTTTTCAGTAATTTTTGTAAAATCTATAGAAGGATTTTTTGAGTTTTTCTTTGTACGATCTAAAACAATATCACCTTGAGCATCTATGTCTTCTATAACAATTATTTTTTTATCAAAACCAATGCTTCGCTTTTTATTATTATCATTGTATCTGTCTTCGTAAAAAAAGGACTGCAACTGTCGCGAAGTTTTTATTAATTTTAAGGATAGTACAATAACATGACGATTTGTATATTTTGCCAGACTCTTGATAAAAGATGTTTTACCAGTTCCTGGAGGACCGTGAAGTCCAAAACCAATTGTATATGGAATTCCTTTTCCATAATACCACTCTTTATTTTGTAAGAAAAAGTCGAGTTTTTCCAGAACCTCTGTCTTTTTTTCAAAAAACATATTGTTAAAAGAGCGGGTAGTATCGAAACAACTTTCTTTCCAACATTCATATCTGCTGTCTTCAAATTTTGTTTTTATCAGCGTGTATATAAACTGTTTGTTGTTTCTACTTTTCTCTATGTTTTTCAAATATGATTGTGTTAGGTCATCAACATAACTTTTCATCGTAGATAACGAAGATTCGTAAGAAAATAAAATAATTTCAATATTGTCTATTTTTGAGGTGATTCCTTTCTCTTTATCATTTGTAGATTCTTCCGAAAAGATTTTGGTTAATGCAAAAATCTTGAGTTCTGCATTAAAAATAAAAGGAGTTTTTTGGGATACTATAAATGCGTCATTATTTTTACCTTTTTCGTTTTCTTCATCTCCATAATAAGAAGAATTTTGTGTCAATGTTAAAAAATCTTTAATCTCGTTAATTGACGGATTTTTATCAATACCATTTATAATTTTATTCCAAGTTGCCTTGAAAGGATCGCCAAACGCTGAACTTACTATAGGCGCACAATGATAATTTATGGATGAACACTTTTTTCCAGACATTGTTATCATATTTTTTTTATAAAACCAGTATTTAAATATTTCACTTATATTTATTTCTTTAATTCTGAAATCATTGTCAAATGACATTTCGTAGAAAACCTTTACTAAATAACTCATTGCCGTCAAAACAAATGTTGTTATAATTGTGTCAAAAAATACATTTCCCGTTTTAAATTTATTGAATAATGACATTCGAATAGTGTCATTTGCTATTCTACTCATCGATTCTAGTAACGGTAAATCGTTAATCATAATATAGTTGATAATAAATGTTTAATATCTTTTTAAATATTAAAAATTAAACATTTATTTGTTGTATCTTGTTTTGTGCGTATATTTTTTTGCTCGTTTTTTTGTTTTATTTTTGTTTTTATTTTTATTTAAACCGCGCGCCCTTGAAGAAGTTTTTGATACTATCGTTGACATTTTATTCATACGATTGCTCGACCGCGTGGATGACATTAAATTTTGTTGTAATGCCGCGTTTGCTTCGCTGGCAGTAAACGGATTTCTTTTTTTAACAGTTAGTGTCGCCGCCATTGTTGCCGTGGATGGTCTATGAACAGGATGCTGTTGTCTAGAAACTCTAGATGTTCTGCCTGGTGCAGCTAAACCCAAATCTAATACAAGTTTTTCGGCCTGTGTTTTTGAACTCCTAGACGGCCTTGAAGTTTTAGTTGGAAGATGTGCTTCTAGAGCTGGAGCAAGAGCAGGAGCAAGAGTAGGAGCAAGACCAGGTGTTCTAGAAGCTCTAGACGCTCTAGACTTTCTTTCTAACGCTTCTTCGGCAGGTTTAACAGACGAAACGGCTGTTGCGGTAACAGGCTCTTTTGTGAAGAGTCTCGTATGTAATTTTGAAAACCCTGGGAAGTTCTCCGAATCAGTTCTACTACCGTTTTCTATATTAACAACAAGTTCTTTGAATGCGTCAGGATCTTTTTTTATCAATGAATACAAATACTTGTAATCAACAAGTCTTGTGTCGTCTTCTCCATAATTCATACCATAATATCTAATATACTCTTTTCTCTCTGCTTCAGGAACAATAGTAATAAAAGTTACCAAGTTTAAACATATTCCTGCATATAACTGCATATCTCTGTCTCCAATTAAACATATTGGTTCTTTATTGTAAGCTGAATTGGGAACATTATTTAAAATATCAATGAGTCTATCTGGGTCGATTTCTCTCGCAATCATAGGTAAATTATTATAATTTGGGAAACAGTCTTCACCATATAAAGAGTCGTCTACAACAAAACCTAACTTTGAATAACTCGCCAATCCTCCAGCGTTAATATATCCATTTGCTAGCTCTAAAACACCGACCTTTTCTTGCACCTCATCATTTTCCGCTATAGTATACAAATACAACCCCATAAGTATTTGTCCAAGACCTTTTAAACCTCTGGGGCTTTGAAGTGCAGCACAAATCAAATTAACTGACCAAGCGCCACTTAATTTATCACATTCTCCTTTTTCGACTACTAAAAAAGAAATAGGTAAGGATTCGTCTTCAAATAATGCAATGATTTCAAAATTATCATTATCTCCAAACGCATTATTTAAAGTTTCATCCAAATAATCATCCAATATAGAACGCCTGCATATACTAAGACCGTTTTCTCTTAACGATTGTTCATCTATTTCTTTGTTTGCCAAAATTTGTATACCCGGAATAGAAAGCTTCGAGAGAAAAGCGTTAATAATATCTTTTTTAAAAAATGTCATGTACCTAATATAGTTGGAGAAATTTAAAATTGCAGGGAACCAAGGTTCATTGCTTGCGCCAAACCCCTTCTTGTAATAAAACCCAATTTATTCTATTCACAACCCACAATAAAGAATAAAAACTTTTAGGAGGGGTGTGGGGGAACCTTAGGTTCCCTACATTTAAAATTTACTAAAATGTGTCATAATTTTGAAAAGAAGATAATAGAGAAGACCAAACAACACGCTAGTGAATACATAACCATAAATGTTTACATTTCCGTCTTTAAAGAAAAGAATAGGAAAGTATTGAAACAATACCTTTTTAAAAACAGGCAGTTGAAAAAGGAAGAACAATACTGCAATTAAAAGCGGAATCTGCAATTCATCGTACAGTTGATCTAAACTGCTCGATGCATCCATTCTTTTATTGTAGTTGTTGATAATGTCTGTGTTGTCCTCGTATTCCCTAATATAATCTGCATTGGAAACTGGCGGAATATAATTTGGTTGAATTTGTGCGTCTTGTGTGTACCCATGCGTTGTTTGAGGGATATCTCTCGACTGTAATTGAGTTACTCCAGTAGAACTTGCTTGTTGTAAACCAGAAACAATTTGATTAATTGTACTTTGGTCTAACGCCATTCCATTAGAGGTTGGCGAGTCGCGAGGGTCATTTGAAGGTAGCTTCATTTCATTTACAGAAAGACTTATATTTCCGCTTACTCCGCTGGCGGGGTCGGCGGGCAAATCATTTATACTCGTTGTATCGACGGACATATATTTATACTCTGGTAAAAAGTATAAAAATATAACGATAAATGATAAATTAGATTTTTACATTTCTTTTATTTGTGTCGCATTTTGTAGATTCACTTTTATATGAATAACATTTGCCGTCCTGCTTATATATTTTATTTTGTATTTCATCTAAAGGAGGTGCGTGAAAGATGATGCAGTTTTTATCTTTGCAAACAGTTCTAAAGAGAGAAGCTAATCCAAACCCCAATAATGCAGACATTACATATTTTCCTGTTTTTGAATGAACAAACTTTGCCAAATACATCTTATATTATTGGAATATTTTTATTTTGTTAGATTTTCTGGTGCCAACTTTTGTGATTGAATCGGAACTGAGTGAATCATACTCTGGTCAGAGGGACATTTTACTTCTGTGGCTTCATAAATGAAACAATTGTCAGCGTCGTCTTTATATTGAACTTGGTTAACATTTTGTGGTGTCGGATATACTATAATTGTTTTCATATCAGGTCCCAAAATATAAACAAAGAATAAGCCAATAGCTAAACTGATTAAAAATACAGGAAGAGAGATATATTGAAGCATTCTATAGTTTAAAGCAACATTTTAATCTTCTTCTTCATCGTCGCTCATGTCTTCCGCTGCTTCGCTTAGGTCTTCTGCTGCTTCGCTTAGGTCTTCTGCTTGAGCTTCATCCGCTTCGCTTACATCTTCCTCTTCAGCTTCTTGTTCTAAATTTACGATGGGTTCGGGTTCAGGTTCTGGTTCTGGTTGTAAAACCAAAACAGGTTTTCTACTCTTTTTTGTCTGTATTTTAGGAACAACAATTTTCATTTCTCCTTCATCTTCTGGACGCACTTTGAATGTTTTTGCGCGAGTTCTTGTTACTTTTTTTTCCATTCCCATTTGCATAGAAACTACTCCGCGTTCTTTTGCAGATAAATCAGATTCTAATCCTTCTATAGAAATCGGAATTTGCATCAAGTTATACATATTTGTGGTATCGTCATATTCTACGCTCGATGTAGCATATTTATTTTTCATAATATCTTTTAATTTGGGTGTCATCTCTTTTACATATAGTTCAACGACATCATTCACAAATTGAACATTTTGTGTTCTCTCAAAATCCTTCATCATTTTTTTTATATTATCGACCATTAACTGTGCTTCCATTTCATCTTTTTTCAATTCTTCTTTTCTTTCTTTATTATCTACAATATCATTAAAAATTTGTAAAAAAAACTCGTAATTTGTGCTCGTTGTAGCGTAAGATTCTTTAATGTCGTCAAATTTATAAACGGCTTCTTTGGAAGTGATATAACCAAACAATAAATTGTTCTTATCAAGAATAATTTCATTTTTTACTTGAGAAATTGTTTTTTCGTCATTTCTTAGTTCATTGCTCAAGTTAACAATATATCCTAAATCAATAACAATATTTAAAGGACAAGGGCTCGATTTATCGCCACATTTTGCGACGAGTGAACGGTCACCTTTTTGATTTGCAGTATAAAATAGAGTTCCTACGGGGCGTTTGCAGTTAATGCATTTTGGTTTAAACTTTGCAAACTCGACTCTTTTTTCTCTCCAACTTAAACCTTTCATTTTGATAATCTTATTTTTATCTTTATTGTAGGCATTTTCATAAGCTGTTTTTAATTTATAGTAAGTATTTAAAGCATTTGTATATTCGATTCGTTTTTCTGCATCCATTGGCAATATCTATATTATAAAAATATTTTTTATTCTTGTTATTATTGTTATTATTATTCATAAATTCAAAAACTTTTACATTGTCATTTTGCGATGAATAATATCATATTCAGTGTCCCATTGGGGTAATCCGCTAATGAGTTCTTGTTGAGCAATTTGTTTAGCATCTTGATAGTTTTTTATTTTTGATAAAATATATTGCTGTTTTTCTCGATTCTTCATTTCTTTTTCAGATGGAGTCAGTTTTCCTTTGTATTTAATCAGTAACAGAGTTCCTAAAATGCCAGAGAAAATTATAAAAAGAGAAATATTGAAAAGCAAATTGTGATAAGTATTTTTAAATTCTCTACATTGTTTCAAAGTTTCATTCAAAAAATATTTGACTCCTGGTTCAGTTAGAATGGGTTTAGAAAAGCTTTCAAAATTCATTAGTTAAATTATACTTTTATTATATCAAATTAAATTATACCAATATCTTATAACATGGATGCAACATATCTATCGCTATTAATATTTGCAATAATCACCATTCTATATTATATCTTTAAACCCAAATTGACATTAGATGTAATAAATGGTGGTGAAAAGATTATGAGTATTCAAAAAAATTCCGACGGTACAGATAGCCCCATTGAAAAAATATTGTCTCCAGATGAAGCTATGGCCAATTATGCAAAGAAGGGTTACTTATATTTAATAGTTTATGTCTTGTTAGTAATTATATCGCAATTTTTCATTAATGTTGGAATAATAGTAAATAAATGTGGAGGAAGTTTAAATGAGAATTTTGCCGCGGGCGCAATGATGACATTTATACCGTGGGTCTTCATTTTTGGTGTTGTCGTACTAGTTTTAATTATTTTTCCTGGTTTCAAGTCGGCATTCTCAAATGTAATTGGTTATTTTGCCGTGGCCGGACAAGCAAATACGGTTTTAAATGAACTATTGGTAAATGCGAATATACAAGAAGCGTTGAACAGAGAAACGGACCCAAATAAAAAGGCCGCTTTGCAAACATCGGCAGAAGCAATAATAAAATTATGTGGAAATGCATCAATAATGATAAATCAAATAGTCCCGGAAAATTTTACCCAATATTGGTCTATCTTGCAGCCACTGATGAAAGAAGTTTATCAACCCAATAGCACTAGTTATAACAAAGACGCAGAAGAGTCATTAAAAACACAGTTATTGAGTGTGGTTGTAATGCGCGATAATATAGGCGAGGCTTTATGGTATTTCTATACGGCAGTGTTATTAATTTCAATAGTGCAATACAATTTGTCGTCAAGAGGATGCGTAGTAGATCCTAAAACAATGGCCGAAAATCATCAAAAATTTGTTGAGGCGGAAGATGCAAAATTGAAACAAAATGCAAAAGCAAGTAGTCAAGTTTATGCTGGTTAAAAAATAGTAATAGGTTTTGATAAATAATATCGTACGAAAAGGTAAGAAAGAATTCCTAAAATAACAGACAACAACCAAACGGGAAGAATTGTTTTATTACGGTAGCCAACGCCAAATTGTCGCAAACTTCCATCTTTATTGTACAAGAAACCTGGCTTCAATAAATGAAAAATGATGAATAAAGTTAGAAAAAGAACAATACTAACTAAAACTGGATTATTTCGAATAAAAGTTGGATTCATAATTATATTATGGGGATATAATTATTAATAAAAAATATCTTTATAATATAAGAAACAAATTATGTTTACAGAATTGATTACAGTATTTTTGGGCTTATTCGTCGGCTTTTATATATCCTTATTAGGTTCTGGTGGAGGAGGTGCAATATTAGTGTATTTTTTACAACATTTAAAAATTATTAATACTACAACAATGATAGCGGGAACAATGTTGTTTATAAGTTCAATACCGTTGGGTATATTTGGACTACCAAACTTTTATAAAAATGGTGACATAAATTTTTATGTTGGAGGATTGGTTGTTGTTGGGTTAATATTCGGAATACTTCTAGGTTCTAAATATGCCTATTCTATAAATGATACTTTTGGAGAGAAGGTAGGTGAAAAAATAAAAAATGGAATTACTGGAACAGTATATGCTTTTTTAACTGTCTTGTATTTGCGTGCAACAATTTATGATGGGCATTTATAATAAATGCAATGCTTGACATGTTGAATAACCCATTAAATTTGATAAAAAAACAAGAAAATGAATGAATCCAACAAATCCCAATGCAACCGATTTTGGTGTTTGTTTCAAATCCAATATTGAATATACGGTATCTCCAGTATATAACCTCCAAGGCATATAAATAAATATAAACCAACAGTAAAGCCACATATAAGTATAAAGCAAAGTTTGGTTGCTATATTCATTTGCACAAACTAAATTGTGTTGGTGTTTCTTCCATTTTTCATATGATAAAGTATAAATTAACAAATACGGAACTAAATGATGAATATAAGTACACAAGTCGACATGCCAATCAATAATATCCCCTGTTTCTAGAGCGCCTAAACGGTCAGCATCTTTTAGACCAACAGCAAATTTTCCTATCCAATAACCGGCCATAATTATAAAATGTACATTGTGTGCGACGGGTAAAATGGCGGGTATAATCAATGGGAGAACAGAAGCTAAATGACCGGTGTCAGTAAATCGAATAAATTGTTTTATCCAGTTGTGTCGCGGATTTGGTAAATACGAATAATAATTACCATACCAGTAAAAATAATTAATAGAATACATTTTTATTGATAGAATAGCCGATAAATAAGCATTGTTTGTCTTGTATTGAAGAAATGCGTGAATGGCATGAATATAAAACCCATTTTTAATAAATGACATTAACTGCGTCGACATTATTAAAATTTATAAAACAAAGCGTTTAAGTATTTATAATACAATTTAATTTGTAATGTTTTAAGAGAATAAGATAAAATGTTTTAATATAAACATTAATTGTTATCTTATGACAGGTTAACAATTAATGGAAACAGAAAACCCAATGATAGCACAAAGTATCCAAATGCTTGTCCCCGTGGCCAGCGAAGTAAGATTGGAAGTAACAGGCGAATCAATTGTAGAACCAAAAAGACCGAGTGAAGATGATAGCAATGATAGAAACAACAATAAGACTTTTTGTGATAAACTGCAATTTTGGTCGGAAATTGTTTTTATCGTAATGTTTGGACTAGCATTTTTTGCTGCATTTATATCGTTCTTTGTTTGGATGTGTGACCCCACTCTTTTTGGTCCAACAACTTATTAGTTTACTGTAATACTAGAAACATACATCATATTTGTAGCGCAAATGTGCATCAAGAAGGTTAAAAATAGTGTATATTTATGATTGTTTGCATTTATCAAATTATATCTAATTTTATAAATGGCTATTCCAGAAATGGAACTAAAGAAAAATACATAATAATGAAACTTGTCGAGATAAAAATAATTTTTAATAATGCATTTTACTGTGGCTAGAGCAAATGACATATTCTTAGATCCGTCAATAGATGTTTTTGTACTTCCTTCGTGAATTAAAAAGAGAATGAGTGCGCTGTTTACTAAAAAATTGTTTAAATAGCTTGTACATATTAAAAATATGGTTATATAATCGAGAAGAAGAAAGCTGGGATGGTAATCGTATGCGTTGCACAAGTAAGAAGCAACAATAACAAGAGTATTGGAAAATTTCCAACATATTGAATTGCTGCAATAAAACGATTTTATTGCAGAAATTATAAATAATAGAGAGCTTGCGCCTTTAACAAAGTGTCGAGTCATAATAAAAATGAAGCAGACCCTTTAAGTTGTTTGGGTATGGCGCGTTTCTTTAAGTTATTTTTTATATATTATTTCCTCGGTTTCTTTAAGTTCTTTTTTATATAATATTTCCCCCAGTTTCTCTCGAATACTAGATTTTATTATTTGAAATCTCCGTAATTTTCTTCTTCCCCGCCTTGATAATCTCCATCCATATAATCTTCTTTCAAGAATTCATTATTGTCTTCTTCTCTTTCGATAAATCCCGCGGCTTCTTCTTCCTCCAAATAATCCTCCAAAAACTGATCTGCATTTGCTGCTGTGACATTCTTGTTCTTCATTACTTTTCTCTCTACTTCTGCCAACTGTTCCATATATTCTCTCTCTTCATCGTAATCCTCTTTTACATAATTTGTAAGCCCCTTTTGTAAGCCTTTGCTCCATACACCTAACTTGTTGATTTTTAGAATCGTGTCGACATTTCTCTCTTCGTCTGACTTGGCTTGTAACCTATCCGTAAAGGTATCCTTCTCACGCTCTCTTGTTTTGAAAACCAAGTCCATTATTCTATCATATGATAAATCTATTGTATTCTTGTGGTCATTCATAATATCCAGATAACTTAATAGTAATTTTGCGGTTCTCTCTTTTAATTCTTTCATATTTCCCACTTGAACTTTTTCCACATTTGCTATGCTTTCTGCTCCTGCAAATACTAATTTTTGTTCCATTTCTTCCATATACTCTACGGTTCGGGCTTCCAATTCTTCTTCTGGGTCAACAGGCATTTCTCTTATTAACATAGTTTCATCATCAGCCAAACGAACATATTCTCTCAATGCTTGTAAAAAATAATTCTCAAATAACAACAAACTTGTCTTTCTGTCAAATATAGAATGACTCGATGTATTCTTGTATTTTATATCTGTAAATGCCGGCGTATTATTCGCCAATAATAATAAATTGTCTGTTTTTTCTTGAATAAACCTCAACACATTAGCAAGTGTTTTGTTCTTATAAAAAGCATTTAACCCTGCATAATATTTCCCCACAAAAGTTTTAATATCAGTCGCGTGCTTTCTTGATAACCCTAGATAAACGGGTATTCTTATATCTTGATAATCCACCGAATTAATTATAATATTTGGGAATGTTTTCAATATATTTTGTAAATATGACTTAATAAATTCGATTGCATTATACATTGCATCATCTGAAATACTTTCGTTGTTTTTATCTAAATATTGAGGGTCTAAGTCTTCCCAAGATACAAGTCTTTCTAACATGTCTTTTGTTTCAGCTCTACCTTTCTTAGACAAGCCACCATACTTTGAGAGAAAGTCGAATATTTCTTTCTTTAATTCACCATTTGAACGCGCCAAATAGTTTTTCAATTTCCGCATTTCCTCTGTATCTTCTTGAACTGCAACATCATAAGTGTCTAATATTTCTGTAATATTATTCACAAGAGAAGAAGGAACAACATCGTCGTCTTTATCAATAACATCTTCCAGTATAACTCTGATTTTTTGTATTGGCGTAACTACCTGGTCATACATTGACAAATGAACAATATTTTGACGAGCAACTAGTTGCAATAATCTCAACATTGCTTCATTATTATAAATACGACCATCTTGTTTTAATTTTTTTATTTTTTCGCTAATTGAATCGCCAATATTTAAATAGTCTGGTTTATCTGTGCACAAAGCAATTAAATCCTCATTTAATGAAACAAGAGAGTTGAATTTGCAAAAGGTTATAAATGCCTTGTAAATAGTTTCTTCGCTGAATTCGTCGCCCAATGGAGGATAAATATTTTTTGTGTTCTCTCGAGAGAACAAATAAGGGGCTTCAGTAATATGATTCACATCGTAAACAATATTCGATAATTGTTGAACAATTTCATTGAATTGTTTGATGTCTGGGTCCTCCTTTTCAAAGTATTCCAATGTAGTTGTTTCTCCTTTCGATACTGTATTACAACAGGCATTTTCCAAAAAGGGTTCATTTGCAGAATTTGCAAGTAACATTTGCTTTTTTGAGATGATTTTTTGTATCTTCTCTTGAAGAGCTAGAGAGAAATATATGATTTTTGACTCTATAATAAGCATCTTTTCTCTCTGTTCTCTCGAACCCGTCTTTAAATCTCTCAAAAAGGATGTTTTAAACTGCTCAGATATATTTTCAATGTGTTTCAATTTAAATGGAACAAGCGGTGGCAAAAAGTTTAACCACTGACTTAAATCATGTTCTTTGGGTATATCTTCATTGGGATTGGATAGCAAATAATCCGTCTTTTCTTTGAACTTTTGCATAACATCTACATTTGACAAGTAATAAGCTTCTATTGCATTTTTTAACTTTGTTGCAATTGTTGATTCTTTTTCTCCAGAGAATCCTGACCACGGGTCGGCTCCTGCTTTTCTAATCTTGTATGCAATGCAACACAAGTAATTCAATGCAGATAAATCGCCGACTCCATCGTATGGAAACCCTACAAAAGACCTTACGCATCCTGGAAATGTCTTGCGCGTTCTAATAGAGGGAATGCTTACTTGAATACCAATTAATAGTGCGCCAAGACTCAAATACATTATGGTAGTATTGTATACTTTTCTATATTCCGTTATTGTTTTACCCTTTTTTGCGGCTTCTTCCACTCGTGTTTTATAATCATCTTCTGTTGGCATTGCCAATGGGAAAGTATTACTGAATATCTTCAACATAAATTCGCGCTGTTCTTCAATATTTATACCCATATTTGCTGCCATAGCATTTATTACATTTGCAGCCATTTGCGTCTCAACGGTTTGATATTTGACTTGTTTATTTTGACCACTTAACAAAGCATCGCCTGCGTCTTGCTCCACCACTTCTCTCGACGACTTTTTATAGCCTTCTTCGTAACCCTCATCAACATCATAATCAATTTTGCGAATAACATAACCACTGAATTTATCAACCCACGCGTCTCCGTCGTCACTCAATGAACCGTTAGTTTTAATAATTTCATCCATTCTTTGAATATAGCGGCTCGGGTCTTCAATGAATTGTGATGCTAATACATACAAGAAATTGGGTAATAACTTAGTATTTGTTTCAATGCAGTATCTCCAATGAGGGTCTTCTAAGCCTGCGACTGATAAGCCTGCGGTAACTGATAAGTCGGAGGTGACTGGTAAGCCAGAGGTTATAACAGGCTCTCTTGTAAACCTGGTGGCAAAGCGAACAATATCATTTTGTTTTTTAACAAAGTCGGATTGTCCCAGTATCATATCTCTCAATTTCAGAAATGGAGAAACAATAATATCTTCAGCTATTGCCAATGACGACTCGTCTGATTGAACTCCCAACTCGTACTGAGCGTAGTTATATTTGTAATTGCGAAACCTTTCTATTTCTTTCAACTTGTTCATAATTCCGGAAAAATAATCGAACTGCTTGTTTATTTTTACTTCTAATTCCTCTTTTGAAGTTTGATAATTTTTATCAAATTCGTCAACTATCGATTTCAGCGCCTTTTGTTGCAACTCTTTCTTATTTAAATCATACGACTCGCATTGGGCGCCAAATTTTTGCTCCACTTCAATGCAACTATCTTGGAAGTTGCACATTAAATCCTGGCTAGTAGCATTAAACGAATCCGCGCTTATAGTTTCATCAAGTTCCCAACGATTATTTTCACGACGATAATATTTAACTTTGTCTTCTTCCATAACAAACAAAGTGGCAAAATTTCCGTCTACAACCTTTTTTACGCCGTTAATAAGCGTGTCTGCCATATATTCTGCATCTTTCTCATTATATTTTTGTTTTGATTTAAGTTTTCCAATAAGAAAAACGCGGAACTCATCAGGATCCATTTTCATTTGCTCTTTTTCATAGTCATCCAATAAACTATATACAGTATTATCATATTTTCTATCAAAATACAGGGTTTTTCCGTTATCCGCAGTTAACTCATCACTATTCGAGTATTGTTTGGCAATAACAAATGTCTTGCATTTATTGTTTTCTTTCGCGGTTTCAACATTAGATTCCAAAAACTCGCGCTGTTCTTCAATCAATGCACTAACATCTTGAGGCATCATTAAATTTAGATTTTCCAAAGAAACAGCATAATTAAAGGTATTTCCGAAATCGTCTGTTGTGATAAGCGTGAGTGCTTCAGAGTTGGTGGTATTCTCTTCTGGTAAATCATAAGACTCATAAAAAACTTCTTTTTGTATTTTAGAATTAATTAGTAAATCGATAATTTTTCTATCGTTTGCCTTGTTTGAAAATGTATCCAGCTTTTTCAATGTTGAAAAAGCCTTGCTTCTCTCAATGAATTTTTTATTATACTCGGACACTTTTACTTCTAAGAACTGATTTATTTCTTTGAATTGCATATATGTCAAATCATCCGTATAAACAAGAAAGGGTTCCAAATAACCAACAATATCTTTTACGGATAATTTTCCAATAATGTATTTTTTCATCAAGTTAAATAAAACACGCGTCTTGGGTACAATAACATTCAAATACTTCTTATACAGTTCGAGTGGAGGCATAGATTTATATTCTTCTTTAAATTCCAAAACATAAGATTTAATATTATTGGCAAAGTTTGTCTCATTAAAATCGAGTTCAGAGTCGAGACCATCTATGTTAACAGTATTTACATTTGTTTTTTGTTTTAATAACTGCCAATAATTCAAAAATACGGTATTTAAATTTGCTTTTTCAAGAATACTTGTCCCGGGCAAATTAATATTGGAAAAGCGAATAGTGGGTTCTGGCAACGAAACAATTGATTTCAATTCCATATTATCAGAAGACCCTAACTTCACACGATGAGAAATCATTTTTGAACCGGTAAGTTGAGTTGCTTCCAAACGAGATAAAGCAGTATTATATTTTTGAATAACAAATTTGCGACTTTTAATTACTTCATTTTCAGCAACGGAAGAATAAAAGTCCCCCAGATTATCTATTATGGTGTTTAATTCACTTTCTACATTAAAATTATATAGAATATCGGAACTCATCTCGGGATTTACATCTTCAAATGGGGTAAAATATGGATTAAGATCGCTCATCATGGTAATGTATTTATTTTGTTCGATGGGTACATTATCAGATTGGTAATTGCCAATGATGGTTTTCATTTTTTCGACATCTTCGTAAGTTACAAGTGGAGTAATATCCGAATATTCAATGTCCTCTTTTGCGCTTATGTTGTAAACTTTTTTAATGTTTTTAACAACAGGAAGAATCCAGAAAAGCAGTGTCTTCATTTTAACAAGGTCCGACGCTAGAGGCTTCCAGTCAGACCCTTTGATTTTTGCAGAAATGATATTTCCGTATGCGTCAAATTCCGAAAACTGCGAGCGTAGTTGTTTAAATCTTTCAATTGTTATATGAATATTATTCAACACCTTTGCGGTGCGCTGGGAATTAGGTACTTTCGAGAGAAGTTCTTCTAATAAGTCGTTGGTTTGTGTTTCAATAGTAAATCTTTGTTTTGTTGGGTCCACATCTACATATTGTGTAATAGGCCCTAACTCTTTGCCAAATTGTATTTCGTCTGCACGAATAACAAATTCACGCAACTGATCTCTTACATCCATCGCGGGAACAGCAATATCAGGAATTTCAGATTCTAGCGGTTGAAGGTCTGAACCAAAAGATTCCTCTTTTTCTACCTCTGCGTCTACACCTACTGGTAACACTGCTAATTTTTCGGGAGCTTTTCTAACTTCTATGGTATCAATTGGTAAATCTTGAGGAATTCCTTTATAGGCAAAATTTATGTACAAGGTGTCGTTATCGGGATATGTTTTTATTTCAATCATATCTTCTTCCAAATTTGTAATTTCACCGGTGATTACAACCGGAGTTTCCCCACCAAAAAATATATTTATCCAAGTTCCGGGTAATAAATTATTTTGTCTCGCGTAACCAAGATTGTCGTTTCTATAAAGCAAGTCGATTTCTGTTATTGTACCACTGCCAATAGTTCCGTCTTCATTAATTCTTAATTGAACCGCATTCAAATCGTTAACATCTATAAGCTTTATAATTTCTTGGTTGATATAATCGATTATAAATGTATTGTTATTTAAAACATCATTTGTTTGATCTTCGATTCGAATAACATCTCCTAATTGCAACGAAACAATATTATTTTCTGCACTGATTACTTTGTTTTCTTCTATTGGAGTTGGCGACATACTCGTTGATGACATTATCCTATAATTATAGTAGAAATTTTTATAAGTAACGAAACTTTCATTATAAATATATTTTAAGGATTTAAAGATAATTTATTGATTTAATTAATGATGACGCAATCAAGTGCAATATTTAAAATCAGCGAGATTCCGGGATTTAAAAATATTTTATTTGACAACAATAATCCCGATTCAAATACTCTTAAACTCTGTAAAACAAATGTTGTTACGCGAAATAATCAACAATACAAGGTTATTCGTTATGATAAAAATTTTCTGACAGTTGATTTAATACCTCAAAACGGATTGTTGCGGTCTGTTATATTAAATGGAAATAACAAAGTTGTTAGTTTTGCACCTCCTAAATCGTATTCGTGGGATGCCTTTGTTAAAGAAAATCCAGTTAAAACTGATTCTATTGTTGCAGAAGAATTTATCGAGGGTACAATGGTTAATGTGTTTTGGGATCCGACAGCGGGATTATCTGGGGCGTGGGAATTGGCTACTAGGAATAGCGTTGGCGGAGAAGTGTCTTTTTTTTACAATAACAGCGAAAAAACGAAGGACTCGAAAACATTTCGTTCAATGTTTTTAGAAGCGGCGGTTAAAAATAACTTTGAATTGAATATGTTGAATACCGCATATTGTTATAGTTTTGTTTTGCAGCATCCCGATAATCGTATTGTTGTCCCTTTTAAAGAACCGCAGTTATATTTAGTTGCTGTATATGAAATTTGTAACACAGAAGGTGGCGCAATAAATGTTCAACCTTCAAGTATGGACCTTGTAAAGAACTTTGGGTTTTGGGAACAAACATCTATTCGTTTTCCGGAAAAATATGATGACTGGGAAAACTACAATGATTTGAAAAGTCAATTTGCTTCTATGAATACACCATATGATGTATTGGGAGTAGTCGTTTATAATAAAAATACTGGAATTAGAACTAAAGTTAGAAATCCGGTTTACGAGAATGTACGCCACTTAAGAGGAAATCAGCCGAAGATGCAGTATCAATATTTGTCGTTGAGAAAGAATGCGAGTGTTGGGGACTTTTTGAAATATTATCCCGAGTACAAAAAAGAATTTGCATTCTTCAGGAAATGTTTGCACTCATTTACACAAGCGTTGTATGAAAATTATATTTCGTGTTATATAAAAAAAGAAAAGCCGTTAATAGAGTTTCCCGAGAATTTTCGAACACACATGTTTCACATACACAAGAGATACATAGATGAACTTAAACCAAACAATTTGTATGTTAATAATAGCGTAGTAATTAACTATGTAAATGAGATGCCGACAACGCTCCAAATGTATTCATTGAATTACAGTATGAGAAAAAGACGGCAAGATTTTATTAGTGTTGAGAAAAATGACGAATAATCATTTTACGAATAACATTTAAAAAAAATATAAAGAAAATTTATCCATTCATTATATTATTAATGGATAAATTAACAGAAAAACAAGATTATTACAAAGCAATAATGTTGGTTATATCATCTTATGACAATATTTATAGTGATATTGTAGAAACCTGGAAAACTTATATGAAAAAAGTGAATAATGTTAAAATCTATTTATTATATTGTAGAAGCGATTTAGATGAGCAAATGGTTGTCGACGAAAACGAAGGAATAATTATGTACAATTGCGAAGAGTCCTTAGTACCGGGAATATACTTAAAATCTATTCATTCGATGGATTATTGTCACAAAACTTTTAAATATGATTACTTAATTAGAACCAACTTGTCGTCTTTTTATAACATCCCCAAGTTGCTCGACTACCTAGATGAACTACCCGATAATAATTATGCAGGAGGGGTTTATGGAGTATCATATAATATACCATTTATATGTGGAGCCGGAATAGTCATATCAAGTGATTTAATTGAAAAAATGTTAAAAAGTGCTTTACAAGACAATGCTGTAAATGAAATACTACATTATCCCGATGATGTATTATTATCATATTTAATAAATTTGCATATAAATCCCGTAACATACCAAGGAGTGCCTCGTTGTAACATCTCTGAGAAATTAACAGTAGAAAAAATAGAATCATTATCAAGAGACTATTTTCATTTTAGAAATAGAAACGACCAAACAAACCGCGTACTAGATTCGCAAAATATTGCGTTATTAGCTAAGTATTTTTACGATACTTAAAACTTTTCATCAATCTTACTAAATACCGTTACCGCATCCGTAATGCAAGATTTAAGATTTTGTTTTATAGTAGACCCGTCCGTCATCTCTTTGTATGCAACACGGACGATACTATCGGAATCGTGAGGATGCATTTTCTTGAACCCACAAAATGAAAGAGTTTTAAGGTCTTCGAAGAATTTAGCATACAACATAAATTCAATAACTTTACCAATCGTGTAGTCTTCATTTTCTAGGATTATATCATATGAGAAAGGCATAGTATTTTCAGAAGGAATAATTTTCAATTCATCTTTGTCAATTAGAGTATCCATTTCAGTAAGCTTCTTTATGAGAATATCGCAAGCTTTTTTTACTAATTCCTGATTTGAGAAAACGCCAATAGTCTCAATGATAAAATCAAAACTGTCTTTTTTGACGATTCTTTGACCTTCCAAAAGTTTCCAGTTCTTGATTTCAAAATCAATCTGGTCTTTGGTTAACCCTTGGTCCTTCAAATGTTTTACGCGCTTACCCACTTCTTTATCAATATTTTCATCGTCCAAAGTGAATCCATAAGAGCAAGTGGAAACACAATTAAACATTGCATTTTCTTTTGCAGTTCCAATGGAGAATTCACAAGTAAAATGCAATTTTTCTCCTGGAATTTCATCGGAAATTTTGGGACGCAGTCGTGCGAAATCGATAAAGTATCCGTATTCATTTGGAGGGAAAATGGCCTTGTTATCTTTTTCAGACAAGAATTTATTGGTTGTTAAATTTTTAACCTTGAAATCTTCGGTGGTAACATATTGAATCGTGTCCGTCAAGTTTTCAACATTTACCTCCAAAATGTAGTTTTGCAAAGGCATCTCCAAATCTGTGATGTGAATAGGGATGCAGCTGAGTCGTTGTTTAAGAATTTCATTATTAAGACGACTTGTATTTGTCATAAAAACGGCCTTGTTTTCCTCATAAGGGGTGGTTCTAAATACAACAGTGGAAATATTAGACAGTATTGTTCTGCGAAGAGCATTAGCCAAACTTGTATTTACGCCACTGAGTTCGAATGTGAGAGTATTACCATCTTCTTTAACATCTTGAATGCGTGGGTTCATATTGTTTATACTATAATTATATTTAATATTCTTTCTAATCAATTTTTAATTTAACCACCTTTAGAAAAGGTGGTGCCAAATTGATGCATTCTGATGGATATTAAGCTAAGAAATAGAGGGGGGTTTGTCAAAAACAATGCGGAAATCCTTGTATCCTTGGTTCCCTGCAATGAGTTAAAAAAATCTTCGAATAAGCTTAGTATAAATTAATGGGTTCAATACTGTATTATTCAAACTTTTGCGAACACTCTAAGAAATTGATTCAAACATTATCAAAGGCGCAAGTAAGTAAAGACTTGCATTTTATGTGCATCGACAAAAGGGTAAAAGAGGCAGACGGTAAAATATAT